AGTACGTCGCTTTAACCTGACCTAGTCAGAGTTAGTTAGAAGTGTGGGGGATGCGGCCCTGTGTCCCCCACACCCTTACAAGTTAGGAAATTACAATGGCACTGATCACACTTGCTGAACTTAAGGCAGTGTTAGGAATTGGCGACATTTACGCCGATGCCATTGTCCAAGACGTGGCAGATGCAGCCGAAAACATTTTGCTTTCGTATTTGATTTTTGACGATGTGTCTATTGCTGCCGTATCACTAACCAGCAACGTGGCAAGATTTTATTGCTATGACAATACTTTTGTAGTAGGCCAAGCCTTAACCGTTAGTAAGTGTGGCGCACCTTTTGACGGATCGCGCACAGTGACCAAAGAAGGCGTTGATGAATACGGTGTAACATTTTTTGAAGCGGCCGTAACTAACGCAGACATTATCAAGCGCAGGGTCATTCCCAATGGTCGCGCATTATTGACCAGTCAGGCAACGATGTACGATACGGGATATCCCGAAGTTTCTGAGGCTTGTTTGGCGATTGCGTGCGACATTTGGATCACACGCACAGGCACACTTGGCCAGCAAGGTGTGGACTTTCAAAGCCCAGCGCCGTATCGCCTAGGTCGCTCAATGCTGACTCGGGTATCTGGATTACTTGGCAAGCACCTAGACACTAGGGGCTATCTTGGCTAATTTAGCAACCTATCGAGCCAACTTGGCGGCAACTCTTGCAGCTGCCGGGCGGGTAGTTTACGCATGGCCAAACGAAAACATCACCCCGCCAGCGATTGTGCTAGTGCCAGGATCGCCTTACATCACAGTGTCGGCGATTGGTGGCGCTCGTTGTAATGTGCGCTTTGACATTACAGTCATAGTCAATGCAGCTGACAACCAGGCGGCACTGGCCAACATCGAAACTTTGATATTCTCCGTTACGGATTTGTTAGCAAATAACATCTCATTTCTCGGTGGATGGTCACAGCCAACAGTCCAGCAAATCGGAAACGCCGATATGTTAATCAGCCAACTCAACATCGAGATGGTCACAACCAACTAGAAAGGCAAGTCATGCCAGCAACATACATAACTGGTCGGAATCTGACCCTGAGCATTAACTCGGTGTCCTACGCTGACCAAGCATCAACCGTCACACTTGAGATGGAAAACAATCAGCAGGTGTTAGAAGTCCTATCTGGTCGCGCTTACAAGACCGTAGATAAGACCGCAACCCTAAACGTGGAAATGTATCTAGATGATTCATCAAGTGCTGGAATCATTTCAGCGCTTTGGGATGCTGCTAACTCAGCGCCTGACACCACTTTGTCATTTAGTTTTGATGTAAACGGTGACACATTTACTGGGTCAGTATTTCCAGCGTTCCCAACTGTGGGCGGCGCGGCTACTGACGTATTAACTACCTCACTCAGCTTCATTGTCAATGATGGCTCAGTCGGCAGAGCGTAACTAGGAGAACAGGGCAACCATTATGGAATACAACGTAACTACAAAACAGGGAAATAATTACATAGTGAGCGATGAGTCAGCCTGGCTCTGGGTCGAGATCGAGCGTGAACTCGGCTACACAGTCAGCCAGGCAGCCGACAAGATGAGCCAAGGCTCGCTGGATGTAATAACGTGCATGCTTTACAAGGCCGCCAAGGCCGCAGGCAAAACAATGTTACCCAGCCAGCAGTCTTGGGTAGTCAATGAGTTTGAGACCTTTGAGGTGGTCGAGGACAGCCCAAAAGAGAGTTAAGGGATGCACTGGTGAGGATCGCAGTATCAACTGGCATACCCTTGGCAGATCTTAAAGACTGGTCGCTCGCAGACATTAACACAGCGATAACGCTGATACGGGAAAGGAATGGACACAATGGCTGAAACTCGCAGCACCATTACCATCAAGCCCGATCTGAAAGATTATCGAGGATTACTTAAAGCGCTGAATGTCATGGATGATGAAGCCAAGATTACATTGAAAAATGAGGTGTACTCAATCAGCTCGTGGACTGCTCAAGGCATACAACAGGCAGCTTATGGACATCCTTACTACCCAGCGCAAGCGGCCATTGTGGCAGCAACTGTCAGGCCTGCTCGGGATAGATTGCCAACTGTTGTAATCGGCGGCAGTAAAGGGCGCGCATCAGGTGGCGCTAATGCCGGGCAACTTTTGTTTGGTAATGAGTTTGGTGGCGATCGCAACGCTTTTGGCACACTGTCAGCATTCCCTAATGGTGGCTTTAAGTTTCCGCCGCGCTCACCACGAGAGGGTCGAGGCAACGCAGGATATTGGATCTTTCCAACTCTTAAGGGTATGCAACCTGAGATCCGCCGCCGATGGTTTGACGCAGTAAACAAAGTTATGGACAACTGGGCAAGGACTAGCATCTAATGGCTGATACACGCACACTCAAACTGGCTTTACTGGCCGATGTTAATAAGTTTCTTGGTGGCATGAATGAAGCCGAGATGGGGACTAAATCACTTAGCAGTAAAGTTGGAAAATACTCCAAGGCTATGGCTAAGTCTTTTGCTATTGCTGGCGTAGCTGCTGGCGCTTATGCAATCAAGTTAGGTGTAGATGGTGTGCAATCAGCCATTGAGGATGAGAAAAGCCAAGCAACACTGGCCAAAGCCTTAAAAAACACAACTGATGCAACCGATGCCCAAATTGCAGCCACTGAGAAATACATTAGCGCAACCCAAATTAGGTACGGCGTATCGGATGTCAAACTGCGTGAGTCAATGGGTAACCTTGTCCGGGCTACTGGCGATGTAACCGAGGCACAAAAACTCAATAATCTTGCAATAGACATAAGCGCGGCCACTGGGCGTGATTTGTCTGCGGTTTCATTAACGCTAGCAAAGGCATATGACGGTAATTTTGGGGCGCTTAAGAAACTTGGCATCCCACTCGATGAAGCAATCCTAAAATCAAAAGATTTTAATGTAGTACAAGGCGAACTGACTAAGTTATTTGGTGGCGCTGCAGCTGCTAACACTGCAACTTACGCAGGCCAACTGGCTATTGTGCGTGAGCGTTTTGACGAATTAAAAGAGGGTATAGGCGTTTCGTTATTACCTCAGATGAAACTGTTGCTTGAAAATGTAAACCTAATGGCTAAGGGATTTAGCGGTGAAGATCCCGAGGGCTTAAGCAATCGCGCAAGGGAACTTGCAGGTAATTTTGAGGGCAATGGGGCATTTAGTCTGGGTGGCGCGCTTAGAGCAGTGACAACCGCTTTTGGAGATTTATTTTCAACAGTAACTGACGGTGGACCCGAGACAGCTACGACAATGGAAAAGATCGCTGGCGCACTTGAGACTATTGCCAACGCAATTAACAGCGTATCAGATGCGTATCAAAAGTCTTTGCCTGCATTGCGATTTATTCAAAATCCTTTTAACTTAGATTTGCCAGAATTAGGTTTTACCAAAAGGCCAAAAGCAATGGCAGCAGGTGGGTCAGTTATGGGCGGACAGGCTTACAGGGTTGGCGAGTTTGGCCCTGAAATGTTTGTGCCAGCAGGCTCGGGATCTATTCGATCAGCTAATGGCGGCGGCGCCGGTAACACAGTAATAAACATTAACGGCGTTATTGATGCAGAGTCAGCCAGGCGATCAATCGAGAAACTGCTGCAAAACAGCGCAAGGCGCACAGGCCCGATTAACCTAGTTGGCGCGACATTGTGACAACTTACACGCCTTACCCAAAAGTAGTATTTGCTGGCGCAGTTGAGTACGCAGATAACACAATTAGCAGTATTGGGATAAGCCTTGGCAGGCGCGACATCTACGAGCAAGCACAGCCCGGCATAGCTAGCGTTAGGTTATGGACTGATGCAGACACCGCGCTAAATGTTAATTTATCCGACAGCGTGGCAATCCAGATACAAGACTCAACGGCGGCCTATCAGACCATTTACACAGGCATAATCTCAGACATTGACATCACACTAGATGCTTATGGATCTGAAGGATCTGTGGCCATCTACAACATCACAGCAGTTGGCCCACTAGCACAAGTCAATAAGCACACCACAGGCGGCCTTGGCTATGCGAAAGAGTTTGACGGCACAAGAGTATTGAACATTTTAACCGATGTATTCTTGCAAGATTGGGATGAAGTACCGGGCGACTTGATCTGGTCAAGTGTTAGCAACATTGCAACATGGGCTAATTATGACGGCACGAACATAACGCTGGTGGATAACCTAGTGGCCGACATTGATACGCCCGGCACATACGAGTTACAGGCCTACAATGGCGGCGTCACTGATGCCTTAGCCCTTGTTCAGTCGGCTGCTCAATCTGGTCGAGGGTTCTTGTTTGAAGCACCTGATGGCTCACTGCACTATGACTCTTACGATTCCCGAGCGGTTTATGTGCCACTTACACTCACAGCTGATGATCTACTCGCAGCAGGCTTGCGACAGGCCGCCCAATGGTCAGAAATTGTCAATGATGTAACTGTGACCTACAAAAATGGCCAAGAGGCTTATGCTCAGGATTACACTAGCCAGCAGTCTTATGGGCAACTGGCAGGCAATCGCTCAACCACACTAGAAAACGGCGCTGATGCCGAAACTCAAGCCGAAGCATTCCTAGAGTCTCGGGCATACCCACGCACCTATCCCGAGGAACTGACCATCCCACTGCATAGCCCAACCGTTAGCGATGCCACAAGAAATGCCTTGATCGCCATGCTAGTTGGCTCGGCGGTTTACACCCAGCAGCTGCCAGCAGTATTTGGCACAACCTTTGACGGGTTCGTTGAGGGTATGCGATGGAATCTAACAAGGTACACAAGCGACCTGACACTAGTTTGCTCGGCTCTGTCCGAGACATACCCGCATAAAGTATGGCTGCAAATCGCGCCAACTCTTACATGGGCAAGTTATACTCCTATTACAGAAGAATGGATGGATCTATAAATGGCAACTACAACCCCTAATTACGGTTGGCCAGTACCAACCAGCACTGATTATGTTAAAGATGGCGCAGTCGCCATTGAGGCTTTAGGCGATGCCATTGATGCCACAGTCTTTGGATTGCCCTCAGCAGGTCTAACTTTGATTAGTGCCACAACCGTTGGATCAGCAGTTGCGAGCGTTACGGTAAGTGGCGCATTTAGTAGCACATACGACAATTACAAAGTTACTTACACAGGTGGAAGTGCTAGCGGTGCAAACGCGGATTTAAAAATGACTTTAGGGGCTGTAACCACCGCTTATTATTCAATACGCTCAGGATATCGCTATACCGCGGCTGCATTAGATTTTGTTGATGCAAACAATGGGGCTTCATGGACTCCGTCTGGATGTGTTGACGTTAATCCAAATTTAAATATGGATATTTTACAGCCAAATCTGGCCAAAATAACTTTATTTAATAGCGCTTGGAATGGAGGGGCAGGAATTGCCGCTTCCGCTGGTTATCAAGATAGCACTACACAATTCACGGCCTTTACCGTCTCGCCTAATTCGGGAACTTTTACAGGTGGCACAATCCGCGTTTATGGTTACAAGAAATCTTAAGGAGTAAACATGGCAACTACAACAACAAAACCAAATATTCAAATAGATGACCTTGTGCGCGAAATGACTGACGAGGAACACACCGCATACAAGGAACAGCAAACAGCAAGTGCGGTAGCGCAAGCCGAAGCCGAAGCAAAAGTGGCAGCGCGTGAAAGTGCACTGGCAAAACTTGCGGCCCTTGGACTGACTGCAGATGAGATTGCCGCGCTGTAATGGCATCACCAATTAAGCCAAGCCCGATCACAACCCCTTGGGGCAAAAAGGGCAAGCACTGGAGTACAGGCCGACACACAGGCATTGACTTTGCCTGCCCAGTTGGCACACCTGTTTATGCAGTGCAAGACGGCACAGTGTGTGCAGGTGGCTGGGGTAAGGCTTACGGGGTATCTGTGCTAATAGATTGAAAAGAACTAGCCACATTACGCAAGGCTAGGCCAAGGTTGTATGCGCCACTGCCTTGGCCGTCATAAGTGCCAGCCAATTCTCTAGCGCGCTCACTTAAACCTTCAGGATCATCGCCGCCAAAGGCCTTGGCCATTAGGTTTACATTTTCTAAAAGTGTTTTCATTACTGGTAGTAAGGAAACGCCAACGGACTCTTTCATTTCGTCAAAGCGCTCTTTTACAATGGCCAGTTGGCCTGCGTAAGTTTGAGTGTTAGCAGCTGCCGCGCCACCAAATAACTTGGTCAATTCGCCTTGTACTACATTAAAATCCTTGGATTTAAGAATGGCTTCATCTAGTGGAATACCAAGTTTCTTGAGTGATCCAAAGTTGCCATCATAGGCTTTTGCTAGTGTTAGCGATACAGTCTCTAGGTCACGCCCGGTAGCAGCTGAAATGTCTAAGGCTAGATTATTAAGTTTTTGTGCTTCGGTTACATCGCCAGTTGCCCGCACAAGGCTGCCCAGCGATGCCCGTAGTTTTACATCAGATACTCCGTACCTAATTTGAGTTGCGCTGACATACTTCTCAGTTGCAGCAATTTGGGCATCGGTAGCATCGGTAGTGTTTTTAAGAGCTTGAGCCAATGTTGCTTGGCTTTTCTCATCCTCCACGGCTGCCTTTACGCCATCTACACCTAACTTAATTGCGTAGAGTCCGGCAGCTGCGCCAGCGATCGCAAAAGACTTAGCCATAGCCTTTGAGTACTTACCGATTTTCTTACTAAAAGAATTTGTGCTGTCGTCAGCGTGTGCAAGACTTCTGTTAAATTGATCTACGTCTGCCAGCAGATTGAGTTTAAGTGTTCTTACGTCAGCCATTGTCAGCCCATTTCTTTATTATTAACCCGGGCGAAGGGCCAAAGTTAGCCGATAGTGGATTAGGCAAGCGCCTTGGATACACAAACCGCGCAGCTGGTGGCTCAGTTATGGGTGGTCAGGCTTACAGGGTTGGCGAGTTTGGACCTGAAATGTTTGTGCCAAGTGGCTCTGGATCTATTCGCTCGGCTGAGGGTAGCGGAAATAACACAGTCATAAACATTAACGG